GCGCGCGGCCATCGATGATGAATTACCGCAGGGACGCGATGTTTTTTTGGCACAACAAACGGGCATTGATGTTCGCCGCGGTTCTGTATGTGATTGCATCGACCCGATGTATGAACTTATCGGCTCGAAATGTTGGTTGCTCGACCGGGCAAAAGAAACAGAACAAACGCGCCTTTTTTTCGAAATGTGGCTTAAACAGGCGGTCCAATGGGTAAAACGCGAAACGGGCGAAGATGCTGTAGTCACAGTCAAATGGATCAGGCCTCAAACGCTTCAGTGGCGCGTTGTTGTTGGCGATTTTTCCGTTAGTAAGACGCGGAGGATCAACTGATGCCCTGGCCTATCCCTTCAGCAAAATGATGAATTACCGCAGGGACGCGATGTTTTTTTGGCACAACAAACGGGCAGTGATGTTCGGCGCGGTTCTGTATGTGATTGCATCGACCCGATGTTTGAACCGATCGGCTCGAAATGTTGGTTGCTCGACCGGGCAAAAGAAACAGAGCAAACGCGCCTTCTTTTTGAAATGTGGCTTAAACAGGCGGTCCAATGGGTAAAACGCGAAACCGGCGAAGATGCCATAGTAACAGTCAAATGGATCAGGCCTCAAACGCTTCAGTGGCGCGTTGTCGTTGGCGATTTTTCCGTTAGCAAAACGCGGAGGATCTGATGCCCTGGCCAATCCCTTCAGCAAAGACAATATTCGAGCGCATTGCCGCATCAATTGAAGAAAAACTATCGCGGTCCGTTCCAAATGTTGATCCCGCAGCGCTTTCGCGGGCTGCACGGTCGTCTCACGGCATGATATCGCTGGTTGAACGGCCGGTTGCTCTGGAAGCGAGGGAAATACATGACCATGTCGCTTTTTACGGTCGGCAATATTTTCCCGACACCGCGGAAGAAGAGTTCGTCGAACGTCACGCTTCAATCTGGGGCATTCAACCTCGGCCGGCAATAGCGGCAACCGGTCACATCTTTGTCGAAGGGGGCGGCGGTTCCGTCATTGCAGCAGGCACCGAATTTTCAACAATCAACGGCATCATCGTTAAAACCACGGCCGCGGCCACTATTAGCGAAAATGGTAGCGCGCGGCCACCGGT